AATACCTAAGGGGAAGTTAGTTGAGATTATTTGGATTTGAAATTAATCGGGCAGAGGAAGAAAAGCCAACTGTCCGATCTTTCGTTGAGCCCACAAATGACGATGGGGCAATGTCTATTGCAGCTGGTTCTACCCAGGCTGCTTATATTGATTTAGACGGTACCGCCCGGACTGAAGCGGAATTAATCAATAGATATCGTCAAATGCTCCTGCAGGCCGAAGTGGAGTCAGCAGTAGATGACATAGTCAACGAGGCTATCGTTATATCTGACGACAAGAGTGTTGTGGAGCTTGATACAAGTTCGATACCCTTCAATGACTCTATAAAGAAGAAAATAGCTGCTGAGTTCAATGAAATTCTTGAAATGATGGATTTTTCAAATCAAGCTTATGAACACTTCAAGAATTGGTATGTTGATGGCAGAATTTACTTCCATGCCCTAATTGACGAAGAAAAACCTCAAGATGGTATAAAGGAACTTCGTTTTGTTGACCCAAGAAAGCTTAGAAAAGTTAGGGAATATACACGTGACACTAAAGTTGTTGCAAACAATGGACAGGTTGCATTTCCATTCAAGAAAGTCAAAAATGAATACTATATCTTCTCAGAAGAAGGATTTGATGTAGCCAATTCACCCAAAACCGCCCAAAGTGTTACCGATACATTTGCGATCAAAGGACTAAAGATAGCAAAGGATTCAATAGTTGATTCAAACTCTGGTATCATGAATGAACAAAACACCCTCATCCTGAGTCATCTTAACAAGGCGTTTAAAACACTAAACCAGTTGAGGATGTTGGAAGATGCGGCGGTAATATATCGCCTTTCTCGAGCACCTGAACGAAGAGTTTTCTACATTGACGTGGGTAATCTTCCCAAGCTTAAAGCAGAACAGTATCTTCGAGAGATGATGGTAAATCACAAGAATAAGCTCGTCTATGACGCTGCAACTGGACGAATAACCGATCAGACTAAATTCATGACAATTACCGAAGATTTTTGGCTGCCCCGTCGAGAGGGCGGAAAGGGAACAGAAATCACTACTTTGCCGGGAGGTCAATCCCTAGGCGAATTGACCGATGTTGAATACTTTCAACAAAAACTTTACAAATCGCTTAACGTTCCGATCACTAGAATGCAACAAGATGGGGTATTCAATATTGGCCGAGGATCTGAAATCACCCGGGATGAGGTCAAGTTTTCCAAATTCATCACTCGTCTAAGAGCTAGGTTTTCTATTGTTTTTGATAAAGCTCTAGAACGCCAGTTGATACTAAAGCGAATCATAAATCCTGAAGATTGGCCTAAAATAAAGAACAAACTTCGCTATGATTTCAAAGAAGATAACCACTTCTCAGAACTCAAAGAAACTGAAATACTCAGAGACCGATTGTCTTTGTTGGCTGACGCAGACAATCACAAAGGGGAATATTTCTCTAAAGCATGGATTAAGCGAAAGGTTCTTAGACTATCTGATGATGAGATAAAAGAACTTGACAAAGAAATAGAAGATGAAGCAAAAGAAGAACCACAAATTGACGGTTCGCCAGAAGGCACAACTCAGGAAGGACCTCAGCCTTTGGATTCATCTGACCAAAGCCTTGATCCAAATAAATAAGTAAAAGAAATTAGGAGAATCATGATGGACGAGGAATTCGAAGAGCTAAGTGAGCTTTCAAAGAAGACACTAGGTTCATATATCAAGCACGGGTCAAATAATGTGGTCCGGCGGGCAGGTGAAGCTCGTGGTGCTGTTGCGGCAGGAGATCATGATAGATCAAATGAGCAGTGGAAGAAAATCAAAAAGCGCGAGCAGGGCATAAATCTGGCGGTTGACAAACTTACTAAGGAAGAAGTGGAAGAAGTTGATCTTCAAGAACTTTCAAAGAAGACACTAGGATCATATGTAAGAAAAGCTTCCGGAGATGCGGTTGCTAGAGCGGCGGTAGGAACCGCTGCGGGGGCGGCAAAAGATCACAATACTGCTGGAAATCAGTGGAAAAAAATTAAAACTAGAACAAGCGGGATAGATAAAGCAATGAATAGACTAACTAAAGAAAAAGTTCTGGCTTCAATCGTCAATGAAGATATTCATAACTTTGAAGATATAATTCACACAACGCTAAAAGAACACGCGGGTGTTGCTCTAGATGGTCTATTTGAAGAACTTGATCTTCAAGAACTGTCAAAGAAAACCCTTGGATCATATGTCAACAAAGCAAACTTAGATAACATAGACTCTGCTTTCAGAGCGGGTCGATACGGGAGTGATACGGTTGACAAAGTCAAGAAAAGAAACACGGGCATTTCCAAAGCCGTACACAAGCTCACTAAAGAGAGTGTTTTATCAGCATTAGTCAATGAAGATATATCCGACTTTGCCGAAATTATTTCTGCTTCTATCAAAGAACATGCTTCTTATGCTCTTACTGATCTGTTTGAAGAACTCGATCTTCACGAATTGTCAAGAAAAACTCTTGCTTCCTATGTCGGAAAAGCCAAAGATTCGGAAATTGATCACAATTCAAAAAGCGACTTGGCACATGTGAAATCTACCAACTTTATGAACAACGGTGACCTAGAAAAAGCTGATTCAGGTTATGCCAAATCTATTGCCCACGGAAAAGTAGTGGACAAAAGAAACACCGGAATCAAAAAAGCTCTAGCAAGACTTGCAAAGGAAGAAACTGAACTACAGGAACTTTCAAACAAGACGCTTGGATCATACATTCGTAAATCTGCTAAGGAATCTGGTTCCCTGGATAAGCACATTGATAAACTACGAGATGCTCACCACAAATTCAATTTTAGTATTGACGGCGAAGAGCATCTCGACAGAGAAACTAAGGAAAAACTTGGGGCGGCAAAAGACTCAGCCAGAAGAGATCTAGCCAAAAAAATAGACAAACTCGAAGATAAAAAGCAAAACAGATTTATCGGGCAGGGTCGGGCAGTTAAGAAGTTAGGAGAACGAGACTAATGAAACGATTCTCAGATATATTGGAGACAGTTTACCCCCCACGAGGGGGTGATGAACAGCATTTCTGGGATAAGCATCTTTTGAAATGGTTTGATTATCCTGGAAAGAAACCTGAAGTACTCAACAAAAAGGACCGATCACGTAAAGCCGACTATCAGGATAAAACTGATGAGAAGTTATACGAATCTGATGATGTGCCAGGAAGATTGCATCAACACAAACAGACCAGACTCAAACAACTGTATCGGGACAGCTTAGAAGAAAAGATCGATATACCAACTCGACGGGCGGACCGCGGGGCGGAAATAGTAAGAACTGTTGCTACTGATGGAACTTCAAAAGTTTACGTAAAACGTGCCCCCAAGAAGGAAATTAAGATAGGTGAAGAAGTAGAAGATCTTTCCGAGCTTTCTAAGGAAACATTGAAGTCATATCGAGACAAATCTATTGCATCACAAAATGATCTTAAGCAAGAGTTCAAAAAGACCAGAGAAGCATCTAAGCAGTTTGCGTTTAAAACTGGAGACGATGAAAAAACTCAAAGAGAAAAAAGCGCAAGACAGATAGAACTTTCTAGAAAAGAAAATGAAATCTATGACAAAGAAGGAAAGCGCAACCACGGGCAGTGGAGAGCCGAAAAACGTCTTGCCAAGGAAGAAATAGATCTTGTTGAATACGCTATAAAGGTCGGGCAATTTCACCTAAAGGATGATTCATCCAAACTCGTATCGAGAGAAGATGCTGATTGTCTTAATGCTCTTTTTGGTCAACTTTCAGGGGAAAACCAGATAAAAATGAAAGAACAGCTTATGCAAGACTCCGATTCGTTCGGCAAAGTGCTAGCATTTGCTAAACAAGTGTGAGGAAGATATGGCGCTGTTCATTAGAGAATTAACCGAAGATGTAGAGTATATCACTGAAGCCAGTGACGACGGCAAAAAGAACATGTATATCTCTGGCATCATAATGCAATCAAACATCAAGAATAAGAATGGGCGAATATATCCTTCAGAAATTCTTATGCGAGAAACAAACCGCTACAATGAGAACTACGTTTCTAAAAATAGAGCGTTCGGCGAATTGGGACACCCAGCGGGACCAACTATCAATCTGGATAGAGTATCGCATCTGTTCACTGAATTGAAAGCTGAAGGTACCGATGTCATAGGGAAAGCCAAAATTGTTTCCACTCCGATGGGTGATACTGTTAGAGGCTTGATCGAATCTGGTGCACAGCTTGGTATCTCATCTCGGGGAATGGGATCAGTCAAACAAAACAAACAGGGTATTATGGAAGTTCAGGACGATTTCATGTTGGCAACAGCTGGGGATATAGTTGCTGACCCATCTGCACCGTCTGCCTTTGTTAAAGGTATTCTTGAAAATGTAGAATGGGTTTTCAATGTTGCTTCTAATTCTTGGGAACAATCATCGGCATTTGACCAAATATATGAAGAAACCAAAAAAGAAAAGCTTACAGAGGCAAAAATGCTTCATCTATTCAATAGATTTATCAATGAAGTTGTGAAAACCAAAATTTGATAAATAAAAACAAATCGATTACAAGGAGTATACGACAATGACATTACAGGAAGCAAAAGCAACAGTTGGAGATGCGGAATCGGCAGATCCAATTACTCCAGCAGGTGGCTTTCCTAAGCCTCGTCGGGGTGATCTCTTTAAGAAGGACAAGCTAAGTGTAGCAGATGATATTGAAGATACAGTAAAAACTCCCCAGGGAACAAACACAGCTGGTATTCATGAGATGCTATCTAATGTTCTTGGGGACGATCTTTCTGAAGAATTCAAGGAAAAAACTGTAACGATCTTCGAAGCCGCGCTTCACGAAAAGATTTCCAAGCTAGAAGAAGAGTTTGAAGAAGCATATTCCGAAAAACTTGCTGAGGAAGTAGAAGAAATTACAGAGACTCTTGTTAAGAAAATAGATTCATATCTTGAATATGTGGTCAACGAGTGGATTGAAGAAAACAAAGTTGCTCTGGAAACAGGATATAAAGTAACAGTTGCGGAATCCCTTATCGCAGGGATGAAAGATCTTCTGGAGTCGCATAACCTGGAGCTTGAAGAATCTGACCTTGACGCAGTAGAAGAAGCTGAAGCGGCGCTATCAGAAAGCAAGGAAAAGTATAATGATCTTGCAAGAAAATATCTCGAGATCAAAGAAGAAAACACTCTTCTCGAGCAACGACTTGCATTTGCTTCCCTAACAGAAGGTATGACTGACACCGATGCTGAACGGTTGGCTACACTTGCTGAAAGCATTGACACAGACGACATCGAAGAGTTTACAACAAAGCTTGAGATGATCAAAGAAAGCTACTTTGACAAAAGCGGAAAGAAATATCTGGCCGAGGACGTTTCTGACCAACTCGAAAGCCCAAAACCGGAAAAAGTTCAAACACAATTCGACTCAGTAGCTCGCGCGGCCAGCTATCTTGACCGAAAATCCGACTTTTGATAAATAAAAGCAATAACACCAAGGAGACTAATTACAATGCAAAACGAAGACTTACTCAAGAAATGGGGCCCTATCCTGGAGCATTCGTCTGTTCCAGAAATCAAGGACCGCTATCGTAAAGCCGTTGTTGCGCAGCTGTTGGAAAATACCGAGCAATCTCTTCAGAGCAATCAAAGCTCCGGCGGTTTCCTTGCAGAAGCAGCACCTGTCAACAACACAACTGTTGCTCAAAACTATGACCCAGTTCTTATCTCATTGATCCGTCGGGCTATGCCTAATCTGATCGCTTATGATATCGCTGGTGTTCAGCCTATGACTGGCCCAACCGGTCTTATCTTCGCGATGAGATCACAATATGTAGACCCAGCTAACACTGCTATCAGAACTGAAGCTTTCTATAACGAAGCTGATACTGATTTCACTGGCGCTGGCACACACACCGGTTCGCCTCTTCCAGTTGATATTGCTAACACCACTCAGTGGTCCACTGGCACTGGTATGACAACTGCAGCTGCTGAAGCTCTCGGCACTGGCGCAGGTTCACCAGAATTCAACCAGATGGCTCTTCTGATTGAGCGTGTATCTGTTACTGCTCGTTCCCGTGCTCTGAAAGCTGAATACAGCTCAGAACTTGCACAGGACTTGAAGGCGATTCACGGGCTTGATGCTGAAACTGAGCTAGCTAACATGCTTCAGTCTGAAGTTCTAGCTGAAATCAACCGTGAAGTTGTTCGTACCGTATACACAACAGCTGTTACTGGTGCTCAGGTTGGTACTGCGACTGCAGGTATCTTCGACCTTGATGTTGACGCAAACGGCCGCTGGTCTGTTGAAAAGTTCAAGGGTCTTATGTTCCAAGTTGAGCGAGAAGCTAATCAGGTCGCAAAAGACACCCGACGTGGTAAGGCTAACTTGATCCTTTGCTCTTCTGACGTAGCTTCTGCTCTTCAGATGGCTGGGGTTCTCGATTACACCCCTGCCCTCAACTCCAACTCTCTGAATGTTGATGACACTGGAAACACTTTTGCTGGTGTTCTTAACAGCCGCTATCGTGTCTACATTGACCCATATGCGACTTCAGAATACATGGTTGTCGGTTACAAAGGTTCTAGCCCATTCGATGCTGGTTTGTTCTACTGCCCATACGTTCCTCTACAAATGGTACGTGCTGTTGGTCAGAATGACTTCCAGTCTAAGATTGGCTTCAAGACCCGATACGGTCTGGTTGCAAACCCATTCGCTCAGGGAACAACCCAGGGTAACGGTGCTTTGACTGTAAACACAAACCGCTATTACCGGCGCGTGCGGGTTACCAACATCCTCTGAGGATAAAATATTCTTTGTTTAAGAAAGCCCGGGTCATTCCGGGCTTTCTAGTATCACTCACGCCGCAGGAAAGCTAGGGACAATTCTTTATCTTTCACACCGTTATAAGTGTCAATCTCAGGCGAGTTCATGATTGAACTTCCGAGAGGCGCAATCACAATCTTACTGATTTCATGGCCATTTGCTTTGAGATACAAAGCATAATCTTCAGCTAGACTTTTCTTAGTGACGAAAACATATTCGTTAGTAATAATGAATGCTAACTTCATAGTTATTTCCTCTTTGTTTGATGATAACCAAGTTTAACCCTATTTGTGTTCTAAGTCAACATAAATATAGCAAACAAGGAGACATTTAATGCATCAGAACTTCCTAGCTCCGTCTGGATTTCAGTTCAATATAGAAAGACTTCCCGAAACCTCGTTCTATGTTCAGTCGGTTTCACTTCCCGGATTTAGTAT